CCCTGTATTGATTCACGAATTGATTAAAGGGGTATACGAGGTATTGGGTACACAAGGTTTACCTGATGACCCTAAAGCTGCGGAGATGGTTATGGGTTCTCAAGATACACTTCCTTATGAGATTTGGGATTTACGTTTAGGTCCTGTTATTTGGGAGAAATTTACTGAGGCATATCCTGAAGACCTTTATGAAGATGATATGAGAGAAATCCAGAATTACTTATTCTCACGTTTCTCGGCGTTGTCTACTGAAGAGTTCTTTGAGGTGGCAAGAGAAATCTTGAGTGATTCAACAAAAGGTCAAAAGATTCTTCAGAGAATGGTAGATGAAATCATGGAGGAGTTACGTCAATACGACTTGGAAGACGCTTTGGGTTCAGACGAGGATGACGAAGATAATGATGAATTCAGAGATTTCTTAGGTGGACTCGGAATTGATTTATCATAAAAAACAACTAAGTTATGATTTATGGGTTTGACAAGAGAACAGGTACTGGTAGAATACGCAAAGATTGTGAAAGATACGTCCTATGCTCTAAAGACTTACCTACAAACATACGACAACACACAATCACGTTACGTCCCGTTAGAACTATTTCCCGACCAAGACACGTTAATATCAGATTACGATAACTACGAAGAAAACATTGCGATTAAGTATCGTCAGGCTGGTGTATCTACGGTAACGGCAGCATGGTCTTCAAAAAAGTTGGTTACTGCAAAAAAGAGTAAGCCTGAAAAGATTCTAATCATTGCGAACAAATTGGATACGTCCATGGAATTTGCAAATAAGATTAGAGGTTTCGTTGACCAGTGGCCTGATTGGTTGGGTGTTAAGTTCTCTGCCGACAAAAATTCACAAAGACACTTTAAGTTAACTAATGGGTGTGAGGTAAAGGCCGTTGCAACATCTAAGGATGCCTTGCGTGGTTATACCCCAACTATCCTTATTTTTGATGAGGCTGCGTTTATTGACGCAGATGATGACTTCTGGTCTGCATGTATGGCATCGTTGTCTACGGGTGGTAAGGTAATCGTTATTTCCACACCTAACGGATTTGATGCAATTTATTACGCCATTTACGACCAAGCATTAAGAGGTATGAATGACTTCAAGATTACCGACATGTATTGGTACCGTGACCCTCGTTATGCCAAGAATCTTAAGTTAATCAAATGTTCGGACATCATTCATTATATGTTGAACAGAGAGGATTACAATGACGATGAGATTATTATTGATTACTCACACATAGACCCAAGGGAGAGAGACTTTGAGGAAATCACCAGTAAGTTTGAAGAGGGTTACAAACCCTATTCGGATTGGTTTGAGGCGATGGCCAAGAAGTTGAAGTTTGACAGACGTAAGATTGCACAGGAGTTAGAGTGTAATTTCTTAGGTTCAGGGGATAATGTTATCCCTAACGAAACCATTGAAAGAATGAAAGATAAATACATCCGTGAACCTGAGAATAAGTTTATGGGTGGTTCATTGTGGCAATGGAAGGAACCGATACCTGGTCACAAATACATTATGGGTATTGACGTTTCTCGTGGTGATAGTGAGGATTTTACCACCTTCTGTATTATAGACTTTGACGAGAGAGAACAGGTTTTGGAATATTTGGGTAAGATACCACCTGATGTTGCAGCCGAGGTGGCTTTCAAATGGGGAACGATGTATTCTGCCTTTATTGTGATTGATATCACGGGTGGTATGGGTGTTTCTACCGCCAGAAAACTACAAGAGTTGGGTTACCAAAATTTATATGTTGAAGGTGTTAACGCCGCAGATAAGTGGAAATACAATCCAAAAGCTTTGGAGAAGATACCTGGTTTGAACTTTAATAGTAAAAGGGTTCAGATTGTTGCTGCGTTTGAAGAGGCGTTGAGACACAACTATCAGGTCCGTTCAACCAGGTTATTGAATGAGTTGAATACTTTCGTTTATGTGAACGGAAGACCTGACCACCAAAAGGGACAACACGATGACCTTATTATGGCGATGGCTATGGCGATATATGTTGGGGAGAATTCATTCTCTTCATTGGAGAAGGTTACAGAACAAACAAAGGCGATGGTGGACAGTTGGATGGTTCAGGAAAGTCCTGTTAAAAACCCTGTCAACGATTACAACCCTTCGTTGAGTGCAATGCCGAGAGACCCTTACGGAAGACCACACCACGGTGGAGCTTCAAAAAGTGACTATGAAAACTATTTATGGTTATTCGGAGGTAGAAGATAAAATATTTAATTATTGTAGGGAATTACTACTATTTATATAAAAACAAAAAATGGCTGAGAATAACTATACTGTATGGCAGAGATTAACCAAAGTTTTTGGTCCCGATTCTACATTGGACCAACAGCCTCCTGTATACAAGTTTGACAAGAAAGAATTATTAAAGACACCAGATAAGAAAGAATACGAAAGAGAGAAACTTCAAGCTCAACAAACTTTGTATTTGGGTCAACAATGGCAGAAGGTTGAAAACAACCTATATACTCAAGCCGTATATTACGAGCCAACAAGATTAGCTGCGTTCTACGATTACGAGAGTATGGAATATACTCCTGAGATTTCAGCGGCACTTGATATCTATGCTGAGGAATCTACAACAGCAAACGAAGACGGATACATCCTTCAGGTGTATTCAGAAAGTAAGAGAATCAAATCAGTATTGACTGACCTATTCAACAACAGATTGGATATTGATACCAACTTACCGATGTGGACAAGAAACACGGCTAAGTATGGTGACAACTTCGTATACTTAAAGTTGGACCCTGAGAAAGGTATCATGGGTGGTCAACAATTACCAAACATTGAGATTGAAAGATTGGAGAGAGGTATGAAGTCTGCTCCGAGTCAATACGGTGTTCAACAACCAAGTGGTGAGAGTAACGAAGAAGTCCTTAAGTTCAAATGGAAAGTTAAGGATATGGAGTTCAACACATGGGAGATTGCACACTTTAGACTTTTGGGTGATGACCGTAAACTTCCTTATGGAACTTCAATGTTGGAGAAAGCCAGAAGAATTTGGAAACAACTTATCCTATCAGAAGATGCGATGTTAATCTATAGAACATCAAGAGCACCTGAAAGAAGGGTATTCAAAGTATTCGTCGGAAACATGGACGACAAAGATGTTGAACCGTATGTACAACGAGTCGCCAACAAGTTCAAACGTGACCAGGTTGCAGACCCATCTACGGGTAATGTTGACCTACGTATGAACCAAATGGCAGTAGACCAAGATTACTTTATTCCTGTTCGTGACCCTAACGCTCCGAACCCTATTGATACTTTACCAGGCGCACAAAACCTGTCAGAGATTGCGGATATTGAATACATCCAAAAGAAACTATTGACGGCTCTTCGTGTTCCTAAAGCATTCTTAGGTTTTGAAGAAGTTACTGGTGAAGGTAAGAACTTAGCATTACAGGATATCCGTTTTGCAAGAACTATCAACAGAATTCAGAAGTCTATGATTCAGGAGTTGAATAAGATTGCAATCATCCACTTATATATCTTAGGTTTTGAGGATGAATTGAATAACTTCCAATTGGCATTGACTAACCCATCATCACAAGCAGACTTGTTGAAAGTGGAACAATGGCAACAGAAGATTCAGTTATACCGTGATGCGACTACTGACCCAGGAAACGGTATCTTACCTGTTTCTTCATCATGGGCTAAGAAACACATCCTTGGATTCTCTGATGAGGAAATCAAACTTGACCTACAACAACAACGTATTGAAAGAGCGGTTTCAGGTGAGTTGGAGAAAACACAAGAAGTTATCCTACACACAGGTATCTTTGATAACCTTGACAAACTATACGGTCAGAAAGGTACGGAACCTGAAGCGGGTGCAGGTGAAGAAGGAGGAGACGACTTCGGAGGTGGTGGTGACTTCGGTGGAGGTTCAGACTTTGGTGGTGATTTAGGTGGTGACCTCGGAGGTGACTTGGGTGGAGATTTAGGTGGTGAACCTGCTGGTGAAGTTGAAGCTGGCGGTGGTGAAGATATCACACCTGAGACTTTCGTAAGAAATAAAGACTTAGATTTAATCCTTGAAGACTCAACATTATTCGGTCAGGATGAGACCATTGACCTTTCAAAAGGTAGAGAGTCATTGGGTGAGATGGAAGAAAAATTAAACGACTTACTTAAATAGTAATATTTATTAAATAAAAGAATTATGAATAAGTTCGGTG